TATGTAAGAGATCCTAGTAAACGTAGAAGTTGTGGTCGTCCGTTTGCTCCTGAAATTACAATACGTAGCGGAGGCAACGATGGCTTAAAAGGAGCAGTAACGCCTTGTTGCCAAACAATGGGTCCGCCCAATGAAAGCAAAAGTATATTAGGTCATGTGCAAACTCAAACTATAGAAGAAATATGGAATGGCGAAGAATATAATAAACTTCGCAAAGCCCACAAAACAAAAGACTTTGATAGCATTGAGTATTGTAAAAATTGTGACTTCTTATATGATGATCCAGAAGTATTGGTTTGGTCCAACGATAAGGAAGCTACACCTTATCATATGCTAGGTACAAATTTTAGTCTAAAAGATTACAGTTGACAAAATACAAAAAAGGCAGTATAATTATAAAATGTATGATATAGTCTTTATCTCTTATAATGAAACAAATGCAGAATTAAACTGGCAAGCATTAAAAGAAAGATTTCCTAGAGCAAAGCGAGTAGACGGTGTAAAAGGTATACACCAGGCACATATAGCTGCTGCTAAAAAATGTTTTACTAAAATGTTTTGGGTAGTTGATGCAGATGCCGAAATATTAGACGAATTTAATTTTAGTTATCGAGTAGACGAATACGATCTAGAAACTGTGCATGTATGGCGCAGCCGCAATCCTATTAATGATCTAGTGTACGGTTATGGAGGTGTAAAATTGTTGCCACGCAAACTTACACTCAATATGGATACTAGTAAACCTGATATGACTACTAGTATTAGCCAGTATTTTAAAGCAGTGCCGGAGATTGCTAACATTACAGCATTTAATACAAGCGAATTTGAAACCTGGAAAAGTGCATTTAGAGAATGTGCTAAATTAGCAAGCAAAACAATTGATAGACAAAATGAGGATGAAACAAATGAAAGACTCGAAACTTGGACAACCGTGGGACACACTAGAGACTTTGGTGAATATGCGATTCGAGGTGCTAGGGCTGGTATGGAGTTTGGCCTTTCTAGCAGCAATAACATTAAATTAATAAATGACTTTGATTGGTTATATGAACAATTTTCAAAACATACCGTGGGATAACATTGTAAAAACTGGCCAGCAAACGATGTTAAAGAGCCATCTTTTTACAGTTTCGTGGATTCTGGCTAGATTTTGTAATTATAACTGCTCTTATTGCTGGCCTTACGCAAGATCTAGTACCTCGGATCACCAGAAACTAGAATTGTACTTAAACACACTGGATAGTATCAAGGCACAGGCCCGTGCAAACGGTTTTAAAGATTTCCATTTCAGTTTTAGTGGAGGCGAGCCTACAGCATATAAGTACTTTGGGGAGATCATAGATCATTACTGTAGTGATACAGCACCCGGATACCAAAGTATACACATGACTACAAACCTTTCTCCGGGTAGTAAATGGTGGAACAGATGGTTAGATGCAACTAGTAAATTACAGCGTAGAAGTATAACAGCTAGTTATCATGCAGAGTTTGCTAACGAACAAGAGTTTGGTGATAAATGCTTACAACTAATTAATGGAGGAACATTTGTTACAATCAATCAAGTTATGGTTCCGCAGATGTTCGACGAGCTTTATGAACGTCTTGAACGATTTGCAGATAGAGGAATCAACGTTACTCTTAAGCCACAATCCGATCCTACCGCTTCTTTTGTGGTTGCAGGTTACACACCAGAGCAAGTGCATAAAATGCAAACAGGATTTCCACAACAGTGGCAAGGATCAGAAGTATCACAAGTTGAGCTAGAAGATAATCAAGGCCATAAGTATTATATAGATCAGGCAGAAAGATTTAATGCATTCGGGTTTAATAAATTTAAAGGCTGGACTTGTAATGCAGGATATCAAGGCATTGTAATCAGAGAGAACGAGGTAAAACGAAGTTACAGTTGTCACGACAAGCCAATAGGAACACTTACCGAAGGTTTTAAAATATTTGATAGACCTAAAAAATGTATAACTCCTACTTGTGTAAGTTCGGCAGACAGTAAAATACCAAAGGTACGAAATGAAAGTTGATATTGAAGATGTATTGTTTTGGATGGATGCCATTCGTAATAGCGAAGATCGATATCGCACACTTGAAAGTTTCTGGAAAGGACAAGTTCACAGTAAGCAGTGGCTAGTTGAAAATTTATCAAACTTTCAGAATACGTACTGGGAAAATATTGTAATATATGGTGGCTGGAACGGAGTACTTTCTAGTTTAATTTTTAATAGTGATATAAATGTCTACAATATAACAAGTGTAGATATAGACCCAACGTGTGAAGAAATTGCAAATACTGTTAACAAGAGGTACGAAATAGACGGGCGTTTTCGTGCTGTAACAGCAGACATGTGTTCTACAGATTATAAAGCAGATGTAGTAATTAATACTAGCTGCGAACATATTACACAGGATCAGTACGAACAATGGTTAAATAATCAGCCCGACGATGCATTAGTTGTTATTCAAAGTAACGATTATTTTGAATTAGAAGAACATATTCGCTGTGCAACAGATCTAGACGATTTTATGCGTATGAGTAAAATCAAACCATACTATCGCGGTGAGTTTGAAACTCCTAGGTATAAAAGATTTATGATTATTGGAAAGAAAAAGAATGTTTAAGTTTGAGGACTTGTTAGACATACATTTTGAAATAACAAATCGCTGTCAAGCAAGTTGTCCTATGTGCAACAGGAACTATCACGGCGGCTTAGATAATCCGCTTATAAAAAATAATGATTGGACATTAGAAGACTTTAAACGTATAGCTAATGAGAAAGTACTCAAGAAATTAAATGGGTTCTATTTCTGCGGCAATTTTGGAGATCCTATTATAAACGATAATATGATAGATATGATCGAATATGCAGCTAATGTAAACCCTAAACTCAATATAAGAATACATACTAATGGCGGCGCAAGAAAAAAAGATTGGTGGCAAAGACTTGCAAAAGCCATGCCAGAAACACATAATGTAATATTTGCAATAGACGGGTTAGAAGATACACATCACCTATATAGGATAGGTACAAAGTATGACACTGTTATTCAAAATGCAAGTGCATATATAGAAGCCGGTGGTAGAGCAGAATGGTGTTTTTTAAAATTTAAACATAATGAGCATCAAGTTGACGAAGCTAGACAAAGAGCACAACGATTGGGATTTGCATTGTTTACGGAAAAAAACAGCAGTCGTTTTATTGGACAACCTAAATTTGAAGTATATAATAAAAAAGGCGAAACCGAATATTATCTAGAACCTCCTAGTGATTCACAGTTAGCTTATATAACCAACGAAATGGTAAAAAACTATAAACAGGTATTAAACGATGTTGAAATAGACTGTTATGTAAAGCACACAAAAGAAATTTATATAGATGCTTATAGAAGAGTTTTTCCGTGTTGTTTCCTTGCAAGCACACCATATAATTATACTAAATCTAATGATATTACCGCTCCTGTAAGAAAAGAAATGTTAAAACAATATAATGAGTTAATGGAAGAAATTGGTAATAATTATGCATTAGAAAGATCGATAGAAGATATTATTAACGCTAACAGCTGGCAAACTGTTTGGAATAAGTATTGGACACAAAATCGTTTGGTTACTTGTTCTAAAACATGCGGAAAAGTAAAGGAAATACCTAAGCCGAAAGATCAATTTATAAAAGTTATAGGATTTAAAGATGTCTGATCTTAAAAAATATCAAGACGCAATTGCAAAGGAAAGCGGTAGTAGTACATTCTGTGTATTACCTTGGATACATTTTGCTACAAGGCCAAACGGTGATATGAGGCTATGCTGTAGCGCCAACGCAAGTGGTGCAGGCGAAGACCACGAAGTTGGTCTTGTTAAAATGGAACATGGTAAACCTGCAAACTTTGGCCGCGAAACTCCTATGGAAGCATGGAACAACGAATATATGCGAAGCGTTCGCACAACTATGTTAGAAGGAAAGGTTCCTTCTAGTTGTCGAAAGTGTTTTGAAGAAGAGTCTAGAGGTGTAGCAAGCAAACGTGTGTGGGAAAGTTACACCTGGATGGAAGATGGTATCGATATTCCTGAATTAGTACGACAAACTAAAGAAGACGGAACAGTTCCTGAAAATTTAAAGTATTTAGATTTACGTTTAGGACATACTTGTAATATTAAATGCGTAATGTGCAGTCCGCACGATAGTTCAAAATGGGTAGCAGATCATAAAAAACTTATTCCGCTACTACAAGACGAAAATGTAAAAAGTCAGATGCATTGGGATCGCAAAGAGTTTAATAACTTCTGGCATGAAAAAGATACATTTTGGGAAGAAATGTATGCCCAAATACCTAACCTAAAGCAGGTATACTTTGCAGGTGGCGAGCCTCTAATGATTAAAGAACATAAACAGTTCATTGAAGAAATAGTACGTCAAGGTTATCAAGACAAAATATTATTACGTTACAATTCCAACGGACTGCTTGTAGACGAAGATTTAATTGAGTTATGGAGCAAATTTAAAAAAGTTAAGTTTGCTATTAGCATGGATGCTAGTCACGAACGTGATGAGTATATACGTTTTCCTACAGATTTTGAAACTGTAGAACGTACTCTATATATGCTAGACAATACACCTGATAATATTCAAACTAGTTTAGCAACAGCAATTCAGATTTTTAATGTAAAGCACTTGCCCGACTTTATGAAATGGAAACTAGGGGCAGGATTTAAAAAACTAAACAGCGGCACAGTTCCAGGCGGAGTACAAATGGGTGGCGGATTAGTTAACATGCACTTATTATATATTCCTACGTTTTTAAGCATACAAATTCTACCTAAAGAAGATAAACAGGAAGTAGAAGAACGCTTTATGGAATTTAAAGATTGGCTATGGCATAACTATAGACAGGATGACGATTATTGGAAACACAATCCATACGGCTGGAAACGCTGGGAAGCAGTTCTTAATCATATGAATGCACAAGACAACAGTCATCTACTTCCGGGCTTTAAAGAGTACACAAACAAATTAGATAATATTCGCGGACTTAGTGCAGCAAAAATATTTCCAGAGTTAGCACATTTGTTATGATTAAAGAAATTAGAAATAATCAAGATCCTGATCTAGTGCGTATAGAATATATGCCAGGCAACACTTGTAACCATAAGTGTTATTATTGTTTTCCTGGAAGCAACGAAGGTAACATTGCTTGGCCAGATGTAGATCTTGTAAAAACAAATCTATCACATCTACTAAAGTGTTATGAACAAAACGGCAAAACTAAAAGCAATTTGTATATTGTAGGAGGTGAGCCTACATTGTGGAAGGGATTAGAAGAACTTTGCCAGTATCTAAAAGACAATCACGATATTATAATAGAAATTAGTACAAACGGCACACGCAAACTAAACTGGTGGAAAGAGAATGCAAAGAATTTTGACCATGTAGAAGTTAGCGTACATAGAGAATTTGCTAACCTTGATCATTTGGTTAGTGTATGCGATACACTTTACGAGGAAGGCGTATTTGTTAATGCAGATGTTTTAATTGATCCAGAAGCATACGATGAGTGTTTAGAAAATGTAGAATACCTAAAAAAGTTTGCTGCACACAAATGGCCAATAATAGCAAAAATTGTTCATTTTGACGGAACACATAGATACACTGAAGAACAATTAAAATATTTTGAAGACACTATTAAACAGTATCCTACAAAAGAATGGTTTGAAGCAACTACTAGAAAACCATTGCGGGAAGTAAAGATATATTCTGATGAAGATGTTATTACTGTTAATAACGATAATTATTTGATTGCAAATAAATTAAATAATTTTAAAGGCTGGAAATGTAACTTAGGTGTAGACTTTATTAAAATATTTCCGGACGGCCGAATAACAGGAAACTGTCAACAAGCATTATTTGGAAACTTATACACGCCAAATTTTATTGATTCGTATAAGCTTATTATTAAACCGTTAACATGTAATAGAGATCTATGTGTTTGTAGCGAAGAAACAGTAATAGAAAAATATGCCCGACTTTAATACACTTGAGCCCGTAGATCATAATTATTTTAGCATAGAGTGGGAGACTACTCTAAAGTGCAATCTTGACTGTTCATATTGTGGCGACGGCCACGATAATAGTTTACCACATCCTAGTTTAGCTGATAGTTTAGATACTGTAGACTTTATTTTTAAATATACTGACTTACAATTAAAACAAAAACCTAAACATCTACAACACGCTAATTTAAATATCTTTGGCGGCGAAAGTTTCTATCATCCTAAAATATTAGAAATACTACGCTATGCACATCATAAAAAACAAGACTACGACTGGAGTATTAGTATTAGTACAATTACTAATGCAGTAGTAAAGGAAAAATTATGGCATAGAATTATTCCTTTTGTAGATTATTTTACAGTGAGTTTTCATGCAGAAACCACCTTGGAACAGCAAGAACTAGTAAGACAAAATATATTATATCTAAAGAAAATAGATAAGCCATTACATGTAAGTGTAATGATGCATCCTAAACATTGGCAGACTTGCGTAGACATGGTTGAATGGTGTAAAGATAACGATATTAAATGTAATGCAAGACAGATAGATCACGATGTTTTAGATTTTCGATTTAATTATAATAGCGAGCAAAGCATATATCTTACAGGGTCTGCGCCGAGTACAATAGAAAAAATAGGAGGACTTATTGCTAAAGGTATTGACTTGTCTTCAAGCGGTCGTGCCTGTTGTGGCAATATGTCAATGTGTACAAATACATGCGATTCTACAAAATATATAAAAGGTAATAATTTTAAAGGTTGGCATTGTAGTGTAGATAGATTCTTTTTATATATTAAACAAAACACAGGCGAAGTGTTTACTAATAAAGATTGCAAAATGAACTATGAAGGGAAAGTTGCTCCTATAGGATATTTGTCAAACACACAAGCAATTTTAAATAATATAAATTCGTCTACAATAATTTGTAAAAAGAAAAGTTGTTGGTGCGGACTATGTGCTCCTAAAGCAAAAACAGAAGAAGACTTTAAAAGGATCATGATCAAATATGTTGAATAAACTTATTAAACATAATCTAGGTCCTAGTATGTGTACTGCAAAATGGACTAACAGTACAATACATCTTGGGATCGGGCGTACACACAGTTGCCACCATCCGCATCCTCATCAAATTCCGTTGACAGAAATTGCAAGTGATCCTGCTGCATTACATAATACACAACACAAAAAACAAGTAAGAAAACAAATGTTAGAAGGCACGTGCCCTAGTGAGTGTAATTATTGTTGGAATATAGAAAACGCAGGAGGCACAGGCGATCGTGTGCTAATGACACGTAAGGACGGAATTCGTGAATACTTTAAAATTAAAAATACACAGTGGGATGATAATTATGATCCTACCTACTTAGAAGTAAGTTTTTCTAATGTATGCAATTTTGCTTGTGCGTATTGCGGACCAGAATACAGCAGTAAATGGCATAGCGAAATAAAGCAGTCTCGCTATCCAAATAACTATAACAGTATACATGTAGAACAAATACCTGACAAAGAACAAAATCCTTATATTGATGCTTTTTGGAAATACTTTCCAAACATTTATAAAAATTTAAAAGTTCTACGCATTACTGGCGGCGAGCCATTTATGAGTAGACATACTGAAACTTTATTAAATTTTATAAAGCATAACCCTAATAAAAAACTTACACTGATCATTAATAGTAATTTAGGTATACCAGATACATTATTCAATAAGTATGTTGAGATGCTAATAAGTATAAAGCAATATGTAAAGAAAATAGAAATTGCTACTAGTGGAGAAGGATATCAAGAGCGCGGCGAATATGTTAGGGACGGATTAAATTACGATCAATGGAGAAGTAACTGCGATATTATAGCAAAACATTTTTATTTAAACATAATGTGCGCATATAATATTTTTAGTGTTACTAGCTTTGAACAATTTTTACATGATATTAAAACAATAAAAAATATAAAAGTTAGTATAAGTGCTGTTAGAGATCCTGCATTTATGAGTGCATCTGTAATGCCTTCAGGTTGGATGAATTATATGCATGAGCAGTTAGATTATATCAAACGCAATTTTCCTAGAGAAACACAAGAGCGTTTTAAACAAGTAATAGCACATGCTAAAATAAAAACTAACAAAACTAACGAACTTGTGTCATTTATAAAAGAATACGACAAACGCAGAAACAAAAACTTTGCAGAAGTTTTTCCTGAATATAAATTTATAATTCAACAGTTGTAATACGATTCCAGATGTTTTTAAAATTATCTAGCTCTTTAGCTTTCGGAATACACATACCGCACCCACATCTTGCATTAGGACAAATAATAGGTTTGCTAACATTTATTTCGTTGAGCATTTTTTGCGTATCGTCTAGATTTCCAATCGGTCCAACTGTTCCGTCTTTACGTGCTTGACATGTTTGATGATGATATACGTTGCCGGTTTCTTGATCAATGTGTAAAAAGAACCAATCAATCATGCAATGCCATCCTTGGAATTTGTTTTCAACAAGTTTTACTGGTTGCCAATCATTGTTAACTAACCCTTCTAAACATCTTCCGCCACAGCACTTACGTCCCATTTCAGTTCCCTCTGCTGGTCTCTGTGCTTTATCTTTAATTCCTACTTCGTTCCAAAACCATTCTTGTTGTTCTTCGGTATATTCGTGACTGGTTCTTCGCATAACGCCGTCACTGTCTTTGAACCAACCTTTAAATGCAACAGTGCCGTCGCCTATTGGAACAGGATTATATTTTACATTATTTTCTTTTAAAAATGCACACACTTCTTTGGCTTCTTCAAAGTAATCGCAGTGTAGCATAACATTTACTTGTAGCCATATATTGTGTTCTTTAACTTTTAGAATATTGTGTAGCACACGATCTTTTAGTTTTTTGTCTGCTTCTGCATGCCAACTAATAGTAATACCGTCAATATATTTGGATATTTTATTAATATCCTTTTCTGGCCAAGTTCCATTTGTAGTTAGTCCTACATTAAATCCTTCATGTTCTTTAATATATTTTACAATATCCCAAAATTGAGGATTAACTGTAGGTTCTCCCCCAGTAAAGTCTATATTAGTGTGTTGTTTATTTCGTCTAAAAGAATCGTATTTAAGTGTCCAATCTTTAATAAATTCAAAAGTATCTTTTAGTGTTTCTAGCTTTGCATGAGGACTAGTATTATTATGACGACTAGCTTCGCAGTAGGTGCAGTTGTAATTACAGCGTCTGCCCAGGTCCCATGTAACCATAAAAGGTTCTGGATTTGTTAGATCTATAGCAGTAGTTTTAATCATTTTAATTCCTTTGTAAGAGAAATGTCTGCAACACAGGTACACCATTTTCGAGTACATATAATATTATCTTCAGGCTTTGTAAAACTGTTATTATAAATGTTACCTAAGCTACCTCCAACACGACATGTAGCACGATGTACTTCGCCGTCCCAATTAATCATTAAACTCTCTAAACCAGCATTACAACTCCAACCTTCAAAACTATTTAATTTGTGTTTGATTATATCATTAGCATGAACAAATGTTTCGCCATCTATTACACAGTTTGCCTTGACAGTAGCAGTTTTACTTAATATCCATTCGAGGTCTTTTTCTTTGTATCTCATGTCGTCGAACCAATCTCGTTCGTCTGCATTGGTCCAGCGTATGCGTCTAGCAACATAAGGAACGTTATGACTTTCTAATAATATTGCTGCTTCTCTTACACTGTCCATATATTCGTGATGACACATTAGATTCACTTGGTATAGTGTATCTTTACCCTCCATGTCTAAGAGCTGTGTATATCTAACAATATTCTCAGTAGCTCTCATAGCATGTTCGTTATCAAAATGTAAACTAAAAACCCATTGATCTACTGGCTGTTTTACATACCATTCAGCACTTCTTAATGCATTAGTAGTTACACTTAACCATTGTAGTCTAGCCTTTGCGCATTCTATGATTTTCATTATTTGTGGATGTACAGTAGGCTCGCCTCCGGTTAAACTCATTCGTATAGGTTTGCTAATTTTTTCTAATTCGTAAATAGTATTGACCATAACGTTTAGATCAGTATGTGGGCTAAAGT